CGGGGCCTTTCATCCAAAGGAGGTTCTATGTATCGTTCAGCTTTTGCCAGATTTATATCCTGGTTCTTGCGGTCAACCCGAGTGTCCCTGTCAATCGATGGGGCTCGCGGCATTCGATATATAGAAATCGATCTCTTGTTGGAGATCGCCAAGTCGGAGCAGCGGGGTCAACAACCCTATGCTGTTCTTGCTTTGGCTCCTGCGGATGGCGCGCCTGGTGATAAGCGGGTATCAGAATTTCTTCTGGTGCCGTACTCTTCGCCAGACAACAACGCGCAACTCAACGCAGCAATTCCTGCTAATGAGGATTATTCAGACGGCATCGAGGATGACTGGTTTTCCAGTCCCCGCAAGGCGTCGTCTCCTCAGTATCAGCTTGCATTTGTTGAGGATTCCGTCGGGCATGACGTTAAACTGCCTAGTCTAACATCCCCACGTCATAAGAAAGGGATGCAAGGTGAGTAGCTGGATCGGACCTGTTACTAAAGTCCGGGACCAAAAGTTTGGGACAATCTCAACTCATCGAGATATTTTGCCTCAAGCTAATGGAACTGTGATAACACAGGTCTCCCACCAATATCCTGTTGTGACATTAGCGGATACTGCCCAAACCTATAAGGTTCCGGGTTGGAAGTCGCTGGTGATGCAAGGGGCACAAGCCGGTTCTCCTTATGACCGTCAAGTGCAATGGTGTACAGTTACGCCCGGGTATATCCAAGCCGTTGGCAAGGGACCCGGTGGTTCTACCAATCGAGTTAACATCTACGAGACATGGGGTTGTGATTCACCCAGTGCCCCTGGTACTGTAGAGGTCGATGGTTACCTTCAGGCGAATAATAAAGCATTAACACGGTTTTATGCAGCAATCCGTGCTGAGTATCAACATAATAAAACGTTGATATCCATCGGTGAGTTGCCTGAGACTGTGAGAATGTTTAAGAGACCCTTTGCAGGGATGCAAGGCATCATCAACGGCTATCTCCATACCTTCGATAGAAGGGGTAGGAGCGTTGTTGCTGCACGGAAACGTCGTAAACGGAATAAACTCCCTTTATGGCAGGACCTTAATCGCGTCGCTGCAGAGAGTTGGTTGGAAGTGTCTTTCGGTGTTCGTCCACTCCTTTCTGATGTGGAAGGTATTGCCGAGACATTAATGCGATTCCAGGATAACGGCCGGGATAGACGTACCCAGGTACAGGGATTCGCAGATTCAACTAAGCTGGGCTCAACAAGCCAAACATCCTCGTCGGTGGGTAGCTTTAACCCTACCCTACTTTGCCAAATGACTCGAACGAGTTGGCTGGTGAAGTATCGAGGCGGCTTGAGAAGTTCAGTGTCTGGTCCAGATGGTTCTCTCTATCGTTTGCGCTCGCTCGCAGGGTTTATCCCAGAAGAGTTTGTGCCGACGGTATGGAACTTGTGCCCCTGGTCCTTCCTTGCCGATTACTTTTTCAATATCGGACAAGTCTTAGATGCAACGTGGACTGTGACGTCCGACGTAAGGTGGGCAACTGAGAGTCATCTAGGCAAAACAATACGCCTAGTTGATAACAAGGTTGATCATACTGCAATTAAGGCTCAACTCGGGATTAATTATATCTCGAGCGTGGGAACATACGCGTGGCGCATTCAATCAGGAAGAACGAGAGCAACTCGGATCATCTTGGACCCGGCCAACTTGCCGGTACCTATGATAGATTCGAAGAGCTTCGAGGACTGGAATCCGATGAAGGTTGCCAATATTTTGGCGCTTCTGAAGACCAAAGCTCGAGGCATCTCTCGCGGCCTTTTAACCACTTCACGGGGCTAAAGCCTCAATAGGAGGGTAAACGAATGTTTACTCCAACATCTCCCATCGTTGGTGTAGCGATATCGGGATTGACTTCCCCGACCTACACGCTGACTGCAGATTATGCGCCAGCAGCCAACGGCAAGCAGTTCGCCGTGACCGCCCTTGGTGGCACGCAAACTGGAGCGCGTTCGCATTCCAACTCATCGCCCTTTACTTTCACGTGGTTTAAGGATCCGACAGCTAAACAGTTGCCGGCCCTGAATGCCAACGGACAGCTCGGGACAGTGCCAATGGTTAAAAACCGTTTGGTCGTCCGACAAGGGCAATTGCCTCTCGCTGGTCAAGCGTACAAAACAGCAATAATTCGCTGTGAAATCGATACGCCAGCAGGAGCCGATCTCGCAGATGTGGTCCAACAAAAGGCGCTGATGAGTGCCTTCGGTGGATTGTGGTCTGCTAATGCTCAAGAATTCTACAACACCTTATCTACCGGTGTTATCTAGAGTTTGAGACAAGATCGTCCTAGGAATTTCAACCAGGAGAAATTGGAATGCTTGATCGTTACGATCGCTTCAGTGCTGCTCTTTTAGAAGAGTTAGATGTTGACCCTGATATCCCTATAACTGGGGATTTGATGGGCCAGGACGTTGCCAAAATCATGCTGGCTAGATCTCACTTGAAAAAGCAAGAGGTATGGCCAGACACCATGATTAAGCAACAATCCGATGCTGCACTTGCTCTCTTTCTTGAGAGTAATAATGCCTGTAAAGGCTGGCGTTGGAACCCTGTGCATGTTATGGACGATAGGTTTGCCGAGGAGCTTAAGAGCTTCTTATGGAAACTCCTTGACCCAGGACATGAACCGGAATCGTTTTCACTGGCGGAAATTATCCGTCACATGGAGCCGGGACCGGGTGCCGCACGTGGGGCAGATTCGACTAACTTCTATACGAAGTTGTTTGCGTCTCCTCTCACGGCCACATCTGAACACCTTTTAACGCTTTACCGCGGAGCTGTTTACGAGTGCCCCTTTTGGGCTGAAGCCGAATATTATCGGCACCAGAAACTTGGTCTCGAAGCAGCAGCTGGCGGTTCGGAGAAGCGAAAGCCTCTCCTGATCGTCCCTGGCAGTGCTTGGTTTAGTGTTCCTAAATCACGTGAGATCCAACGAGCTTGCGCAACCGAGCCTAACCTGAATATGTTATTTCAGAAGGCTTTGGGGACTTGGATTGAGAAGCGAATTAGCAAGGTGTGTCACATTAATCTTGCTAACCAGCAATACCTCAACCAAATCCTGGCGCGGAGGGGATCTATATCGGGCCTTTACGGCACGATTGATCTCAAATCTGCGTCGGACCGTAACTCCATGGCTATGATCGAAGAGTTCTTCCCACCCAATTTTGTAAGGTGGATTAAACTATTCAGGAGCCCCGAGTGCCAACTTCCCAGCGGCGCTTCGGTAAAAATGGAGATGTGCTCTAGTATGGGGAACGGTTTTACATTCCCTTTGCAAACGGCACTGTTCTTAGGCGTAGTATCTGTCTGTTATAAGCTATCTGGTATACCGCAATTGCGGAATCAGAATGTGAGACGACAGCCTATCGACCCTGGTAACTTCCTGGGGTCATTAAGGTTAGACGAACGAGTCATCCCAGGTAACTTTGGGGTATTCGGTGACGATATAATCGTAGAACGAGAGTCCTACGAATTATGCTGTCATTATCTTCGTCTACTCGGGCATGTTGTTAACGACCAAAAGTCGTTTAACAGCGGGTATTTTAGGGAGTCTTGTGGGGCCGACTTCTTCGCAGGTTATAATGTGCGAGGAATTTATATTAGGTCC